CCGTTTTACTCAGGATTAGCTTCTGCTATAACCCCGGCCTTTCGTTTCTGTCTGAGTCGATAGCTTTCTCCTTTGATTTGAACGACATGTGAGTGGTGTAAGATACGGTCCAGCATCGCTGAGGTCAGGGCTGCATCACCGGCGAACGTTTGATCCCACTGCCCGAACGGCAGATTGGATGTCAGGATCATTGCGCTCTTTTCGTAACGTTTAGCGATGACCTGGAAGAACAGTTTTGCTTCTTCCTGACTGAACGGCAGATAGCCTATTTCATCAATGATGAGCAGGCGGGGGGCCATTACTCCACGCTGAAGCGTCGTTTTATAACGCCCCTGACGTTGCGCCGTGGATAACTGAAGTAACAGATCTGCTGCTGTTGTGAAGCGAACTTTGATACCTGCACGGACTGCTTCATAGCCCATCGCTATTGCCAGATGGGTTTTCCCCACACCTGATGGCCCCAGTAATACGATATTTTCATTACGTTCTATGAAGCTGAGTGAGCGTAACGACTGGAGTTGCTTCTGCGGTGCTCCGGTGGCGAATGTGAAGTCATACTCTTCGAACGTTTTCACCGCCGGGAAGGCTGCCATTCGGGTATACATCGCCTGTTTACGTTGATGACGTGCCAGTTTTTCTTCATGAAGCAGATGCTCCAGGAAGTCCATATAACTCCATTCCTGGTCTACTGCCTGTTGTGACAGCGCAGGCGCTGCGCTTATAAGGCTTTCCAGTTGCAACTGCCCGGCGAGCGCCATCAGTCGTTGATGTTGCAGTTCCATCATCACGCCACTCCTCTGCAGAATGAGTCGTAGATGGAGAGTGGATGATGCAGGGGGGATTTGTCGAAGTTCACCTGATTTTCACCAGGATGCACGTCATACTCTTTTTTCTCCGGAGGCAGTGCCAGCATGGACTGCTGCTCTTCGAGCCAGCGATCGCAGGGACGGGCCTGGATTGTTTCATGCTTTCGTTGGTTAGCGACATCATGCAGCCAGCGCAGACCGTGGCGGTTGGCTGTTTCAACATCGACAGTGATCCCCATCGGGCGCAGGCGAGTCATTAGTGGGATGTAAAAACTGTTACGGGTGTACTGCACCATCCGTTCCACCTTACCTTTAGTCTGTGCCCTGAAGGGGCGACACAGTCGGGGAGAGAAGCCCATCTCCTTGCCGAACTGCCACAGCGAAGGATGGAACCGGTGCTGACCGGTCTGATATGCGTCACGTTGCAGAACCACAGTTTTCATATTGTCATACAACACTTCGCGCGGCACACCACCAAAGAAGCGGAACGCATTACGATGGCAGGTCTCCAGCGTGTCATAACGCATATTGTCAGTGAATTCGATGTACAGCATTCGGCTGTATCCGAGAACAGCAACGAACACGTGAAGCGGTGAGCGACCATTACGCATAGTGCCCCAGTCAACCTGCATCTGTCGTCCGGGTTCAGTTTCGAACCGAACGGCAGGCTCCTGCTCCTGAGGAACCGAGAGAGAACGAATAAATGCCCTGAGAATGGTCATTCCGCCACGATATCCCTGGTCTCTGATCTCGCGGGCGATTACCGTTGCCGGGATTTTGTAAGGATGAGCATCGGCGATGCGTTGACGAATATAATCCCGGTATTCATCCAGGAGTGAAGCAACAGCAGGTCGCGGCGTATATTTTGGCGGCTCAGATTTTGCCTGCAAATAACGTTTAACGGTATTGCGGGAGATCCCCAGTTCTCTGGCAATCGCCCGGCTACTCATTCCCTGCTTGTGCAGGATTTTAATTTCCATAACTGTCTCAAAAGTGACCATAAGCTCTCCTGAATCAGGAGAGCAGATTACCCCCTGGATCTGATTTCAGGCGTTGGGTGTGGATCACTATTGCACCGTTCGTGACAGCACCCATCACATGAAAGAAAAAACGCCCCATCGGCGTGCTGGTATCAATAGCATCCGTCAGGCTGCGAAAATTAACGCCACGTTCGCGCAACTCCTCAACCAGAATGACCAGATGCCGCATACTACGCCCCAGCCGATCCAGCTTCCAGACAACCAGAGTGTCACCTGCCGATAATGTCCTGAGCAGTTTTTTCAGTCCCAGCCTTTCGGACTTTGTACCGCTTATCTTGTCTTCAAAAATCAGCTCGCATCCTGCACAGTTCAGCGCATTACGTTGTAGATCGGTGTTCTGGTCATTTGTTGATACGCGAACATAGCCAATAAGCATGGTAGATCCCCCAGGTAAAAGCAGGAATGATGCCATTTGCTCGTTATTTCTGCATTTTCATAAATGTTGGTTTTGGAGAAGGTGCTAACTGGGTTATGTTACCTGGAGGAATGATAATTCAGCGTGTTTATCTTGGATTTCCTGTCGGCACCAATGTAAGACACATAACTTTCCCCCGGTCGTTTACAACAACGAACTATTCCATCTCAATTAACTGGAATGATATCGGTACTGTAACAACTGAAACACAATCGCCAGCAAATGTGGCGGTTGTTCATCAAACAAAATCATTAACAGGGGCCAGCATCTGGCAGGCAGGTCCCGGGGGATTTAATGTGGACATTATAGCGGTGGGGTATTGATATGTACGTATGGAGCGCTAAAGCAAATGGCTTTTTCCCCATATCGGAGAAAGAAAAATTTGAGGCATCAGGTCTGTGGCCTGATGATGGTGTAATAGTCAGTGAGGAAGAACATAAGAAGTTATTTATGGATATTCCACCAGGAAAACAGATTGGAACACTGAATGGAAAACCAGCACTGATAGATATTCCTCAGCCGACCAAAAAGGAATTAATAGCTATTGCTGAAGTTAAAAAATCCCAATTACGGGAAAAAGCTGACAGTGAAATATCCTGGCGTCAGGATGCTGTTGATGCTGATATCGCAACTGATGAAGAAGCTACAACTCTCACCCAATGGAAGAAATACCGTGTGCTGCTGATGCGTGTTGATACGTCAACAGCACCCGATATTGAATGGCCTACGCCTCCGGCAGTTCAGGCCAGATGATATCCGGCGCGGTGCTGGTATCTGTTGCCGTCACCGCGTCAATGTAATCCAGCACGGCGTTAAGTCGGGTTGTTTCTGCCTGAGTCAGTTTCCGTCCGGCCTGTAATTTCAGCTGAATCAGACTAATGGAAGCCATTGCTGCATCAATCAGTGACTGGCGCTGTGCTTCTGCCGCGTCTACTGCGGCACTGTGTTGTGCCTCAGTGTCTGTCACCCATTTCTCACCATCCCATTTATCGTATGGCGTTAACGGTGAAATCGTGACATAACCGTCTTTGATGGCACCGATATAATCCACTGTAACAGCTGCGCCATTTTCGATTAAGTAAACAGTCTCATTGCGATGGTCTTCTTCATGGCGCCATCCCTTACCTGTAAATACTGCCACTCTTCCCGGAATGTTTTCGCCAGGGTCAATACCAGTGGAACAGGCGGGCATACTTACGCCAGTATTAATATATTCATCAGACCAGCCCGTATACTCAGATGTTTCAGCATCATAATAAAAACAACGCATATCGCCCGGCACTGTAGCCAGCCCATTTTCATCAAAAACAGGTTTCATTATTTAGCCCTCACCAGAAAGTTAAATGCAATATTTCGCGGTCTGACAGCAACAAAATTCACACCATCACCCACAGAGTTACTGGTGAAATTAAATCGTGAAAATCCTGGCTGATTTCCGGCGATGCCATCATGAAAGTTAATTGCGTGTCCCGCACCTTCGCCTATATTCCCGGCAAACTGAGAAAAGTTTGTAGCTGCCTGCCAGCTTAATAATTCGCGACCACCGTCTGCACCTCGCCCGTCATCCCAGATACGAATGAAATCACCGCGGGCTTCAGGTAATACCAGCGAAGGAAACACTTTCGCCAGCACAGGATAATCAGTGGCAGAGAATTTCGCGCCGTTGAACTTCAAAAACACCATACTGGACCAGCTGTCGATTACAGTATTTGGCATTGCAGCGGACGGCCAGAAGAACGGAACGCCAATAGCTGGAGCACCTTCTCCCAAACCAAGGTTTATGAAAATGCAGAAATAACGAGCAAATGGCATCATTCCTGCTTTTACCTGGGGGATCTACCATGCTTATTGGCTATGTTCGCGTATCAACAAATGACCAGAACACCGATCTACAACGTAATGCGTTGAACTGTGTAGGATGTGAACTGATTTTTGAAGACAAGATAAGCGGTACGAAGTCCGAAAGACCGGGACTGAAAAAACTGCTCAGGACATTATCGGCAGGTGACACTCTGGTGGTCTGGAAACTGGATCGGCTGGGGCGTAGTATGCGGCATCTGGTCATTCTGGTTGAGGAGTTGCGCGAACGTGGCGTTAATTTTCGCAGCCTGACGGATGCTATTGATACCAGCACACCGATGGGGCGTTTTTTCTTTCATGTGATGGGTGCCCTGGCTGAAATGGAACGAGAACTGATTGTTGAACGAACAAAAGCTGGACTGGAAGCTGCTCGCGCACAGGGACGAATTGGGGGACGTCGTCCCAAACTTACACCAGAACAATGGGCGCAGGCCGGGCGATTAATTGCATCAGGCGTTCCTCGCCAGAAGGTGGCGATCATCTATGATGTTGGTATATCGACACTGTATAAGAAGTTTCCGGTCGGAGATAAATGAAACCGTAGCATGTCGTATGCAAGATTGTGCGCGGTTGGCTGGTGAACTTTCGATAGTGCGAGTATTGAATGATTTCCAGCCGTTATCGATTTTATGTATTTTTTGCATGAGAGGATTTCCATCACCTCCCACCGGCCATCTATGACTTTACGCCACTGTCCCTAGGACTACTATGTACTAGGAGCGGATGTTAAACTCAGACTCGTTTCAGCTACATTGCGTTTTGAATAATATTCCATCATAATAACTCTTTGAAAAATGTAACCTTTTCATTTATAACACTTATGACTTACTTATCTCATTGGGATATCGGAGGCGAATACTTAACTATGACAAGCCCGATTATTATGACGCTGGCGATATTATATAGATTGATATTAAAATGTAGGATTAGGTTCTTGCCAAGGTGTCAAGATTTATAGATAGGTTTAAAACCATATAAATATGTTTTACGGTGAGATGTAATAATTATTGGAAAGCATAAACGCTTGGTAAAAATTTAATTGTTGGGAGAAGCTAATCATGGAACCCATATCAATTACAGTGGCAACTTATGTAGCAACTAAACTTATTGATCAATTCATTTCTCAAGAAGGATATAGTTGGATTAAGAAAGCATTATTCCCCACAGAAAAATATGTGGATAGATTATATCAACTAATTGAAGAGACGGCAATTGAGTTTGAAGAAACATATCCAGTAGAAAGTGGAGCAATTCCATTTTATCATTCTAAACCATTGTTTGAGATGTTGAATGAGTACATCCTTTTTAAAGAGTTCCCTGACAAAGAGATGTTATTAGACAAGTTCAAAGAATATCCAAGCGTCACTCCCCCAACTCAACAACAACTCAGCCTTTTTTATGGGATGTTATCATTAAAAATCAATAATTGTTCGAAGTTAAAAAAGCTACATATCGAAGAAACGTATAAAGAAAAAATATTCGATATTAATGAAGAGCTCATTCAAGTCAAACTTATTTTACGGTCTATAGATGAGAAACTAACTTTTCACTTAAGTGATGATTGGTTAAATGAAAAAAATAGTCAAGCAATAGCTGACTTGGGAGGTCGATACACACCCGAACTCAACGTAAAGCTAGAAATAGCAGAGATATTTGATGGCCTCGGTAGAACTAATGATTTTTCTAAAATATTTTATTCGCATATAGATAGCTTTCTGGTCGCTGGAAAGAAATTACATAGTTGCGATGTAATTTCCTCAGAATTATTTGAAATAAATCAGTCCTTAAAAGAAATTTCTGATATATATCAGTAGATTAATTTTTCTAAATTAGATGAAATCCCTATAAATAAATTTAATAACTATGTTTCTAGCTGCCAGACAGCTATTGGCGGAGCGGTATCAATATTGTGGGAACTCCGAGAAAAGTCAGAGCAAGTAGGTGAAACCAAGCATTACAGTGATAAGTATTCATCTACTCTGCGAATGCTTCGGGAATTTGACTATGCGTGCAATGAATTACGTATATTCATTAATTCAACAACAGTGAAGTTGGCTAACAACCCATTCTTACTTCTCGAAGGAAAAGCAGGAATTGGTAAGTCTCATTTACTGGCTGATGTGATTAAAAATCGAATTGCTTCTGGGTATCCTTCACTACTCATACTAGGGCAACAACTTACTTCAGATGAATCTCCATGGTCACAAATCTTCAAGAGATTACAGCTTAAAATCACTTCTCGTGAATTCCTAGAAAAACTGAATTTATATGGCAAAAAAACAGGAAAAAGAGTCTTAGTTTTTATTGATGCTATTAATGAAGGTAATGGAAATAAATTCTGGAATGACAATATTAACAGTTTTGTCGATGAAATCAGATGCTTTGAATGGCTTGGTCTGATAATGTCAGTCAGAACAACATATAGAAATGTAACAATTTCACATGAGAATGTTGTGCGAAATAATTTTGAAATTCATGAACATATTGGATTCCAGAACGTTGAGTTGGAAGCGGTTAGTCTATTTTATGATTATTACAATATTGAGAGGCCTTCATCTCCTAACCTTAATCCAGAGTTTAAAAATCCTCTATTTCTTAAGTTATTGTGTGAAGGCATTAAGAAAAATGGTTTAACCAAAGTGCCTGTTGGATTTAATGGGATTTCAAATATTTTTAACTTTTTAGTTGAAGGGGTAAATAAATCATTAGCATCGCCAAAAAAATATGCATTCGATCCCAGTTTTCCTCTTGTTAAAGATGCTCTCAATGAAATCATAAAATTCAAATTAGAGATTGGTCGTAATAGTATTTCACTTAAAGATGCTCACTCAGTGGTTCAATCTGTAGTTAATGATTATGTTGCTGATAAAACCTTCCTCAGCGCCTTGATTGACGAAGGATTATTGACTAAAGGCATAGTGAGAAATGATGATAATTCTACTGAGGAAGTAGTTTATGTGGCTTTTGAAAGGTTTGATGATCATTTAACTGTTAATTTTTTATTAAATGATGTTGAAAATATCGAAAGTGAATTTAAGCCTGATGGTCGTCTGAAAAAATATTTTCATGATGAATGTGATTTTTATATAAAATCGGGAATAGTAGAGGCGTTGTCTATTCAATTGCCAGAAAGGTATGAAAAAGAGCTTTATGAATTTCTGCCGGAGTTCAGCAATAATCTTAAATTACTAGAAGCCTTTATTGATAGCTTGATATGGCGCGATATTAAGGCTATTTATTTCGAAAAAATTAGACCTTTCATCAATGAACATGTTTTTAAATTTAAAGATAGTTTTGATCATTTCCTCGAGGCAGTGATCTCTATTTCAGGTTTAGTTGGCCATCCCTTTAATGCTAATTTCTTGCATGATTGGCTAAAAGATTATTCTTTGGCAAATCGAGATTCGTTTTGGACTACAGAACTTAAATATAAATATAGTGAAGACTCAGCATTTAGGCATCTAATCGATTGGGCATGGGCCAGAACAGATAAAAGCTTTGTTTCGGATGAGTCAATCGAGCTAGTTGCAACTAGTTTATGCTGGTTTTTAACTTCTAGTAACCGAGAACTTCGAGATTGCTCAACTAAGGCTTTAGTGAGTTTACTCGAGCCAAGAATTCCTGTATTGAGAAAAATAATTGATAAGTTTTATGGTGTAAATGATCCTTACGTTTGGGAAAGAATATTTGCAGTTGCATTAGGCTGTACATTGCGAACTGATAATATTAAAGAACTAAAATATTTAGCCGAAACTGTTTACCAAAAGGTATTTTGTTCTAAGTATGTGTATCCAAATATATTACTTAGAGATTATGCTAGAGAGATTATTGAATTTGCTAATCATCTTGGATTGGAACTTGAAAGCATTGAATTATCCAAGACTAGACCACCCTACAACAGCATTTGGCCTGACAAGATTCCTTCAAAAGAGGAACTAGAGTCCCTTTATGATAAAGAACCTTATCGGGAACTCTGGAGCTCTATTATGGAAGATGGTGACTTTTCACGATATACTATTGGAACAAATTATAATCATTCTGATTGGTCTGGTTGCAAGTTTAATGAAACCCCTGTTGACCGTAAGCAAGTTTTTAAAACTTTCAAATGTAAACTAACTGATCAACAAAAAGACTTGTATGATGCCACAGATCCTTTCATTTATGATGATAAATGCGAAGGAATTAAATTTGGTCGTGTGGTCGGTAGAAAAGCACAGGAAGAAATAAAGGCGAGCAAGAAATTATTTAAGAATTCATTGTCATACGATCTGTTAAGTGAGTTTGAAAATGAAATAGAGCCATACCTGGATCATAATAATAATCTGCTGGAAACTGATAAACACTTTGATCTTCGACTAGCTCAACAATTTATATTCAATCGTGTTATAGAGCTTGGTTGGGATCCGGAGAAGCATGGTAATTTTGACCAACAAATAGGAACTGGACGTGGACGTAGAGAGGCATTCCAAGAACGGATTGGTAAAAAATACCAATGGATTGCTTATTATGAATACATGGCAAGGCTAGCCGATAATTTTACTCGTTTTGAAGGTTATGGTGACGAACGAAAGGAAAATCCATACCAAGGGCCATGGGAGCCTTACGTAAGAGATATAGATCCCACTATCTTACTTAAAGAAACTGGAACGAAAAAAATAAGCAATAAAGAAATGTGGTGGCTTAATGATGAAGTGTTTGATTGGACTTGCTCTAATGAAGACTGGGTTAAAAGTTCTACTACTATAACTAATTCATATGCTTTTATTGAAGTTAAAGATGATAATGGTGATGAATGGATAGTATTAGAAAGTCATCCATCATGGAAAGAACCAAAAATTATTGGAAACGATGATTGGGGGCACCCACGAAAAGAGGTTTGGTATCAGATCAGAAGTTATATCGTTAAAGTTGAAGAATTTGAAAATTTTAGATGTTGGGCAATAGCTCAAGACTTTATGGGCAGGTGGATGCCGGAATGTACTGATAGATACCAATTATTTAATAGGGAGTACTATTGGTCCGAAGCATTTAAGTCTTTTAAATCAGATTATTATGGTGGATCTGACTGGACTTCGGTAACAGACCGGGAGTCTGGAGCTAAGATAGCTGATGTTAGTGTCACTTCGATTAATTATTTGTGGGAAGAGGAGTTCGACAAATCAAAAATAGAAACTTTGAATTTTTTGAAGCCTAGTAACTTAATCTTTGAAAAGATGGGATTAAAAAGTGGGGAAGTAGAGGGTAGCTTCAATGATGAAAATGGAACTATGGTTTGCTTTGCAGCTGAAGCTGTATATGCTTCAAAGCCGCATCTACTTGTTAAAAAAGAACCATTTTTAACAATGTTAAGGGACAATGGTTTTGAAATCGTTTGGACATTATTAGGTGAAAAGGGCGTTATAGGGGGCTCACTCATATCAAGTCATCATTATGGTCGACAGGAGTTTAGTGGAGCATTTTATTATGAAGACAGTCAGCTAACAGGAAGTCATAAAACTAGCTTTACGAGATAAAAATGAATCTCAGAGCTGAATATATAAGTAGTATTAGAAACCGGGTTATACTTAAGAAATCAATCTTAAGTGTGGCAGTCGAATGGTAGCTAATATGCTAGCGGCGCTAATGCCTGTTTGTTGCTCATAACAGGCATTCACTTTAGTTATGGCAGAAAAGTATACATGCTGGGTTGGGAAAGTGTGAAAGAAAGGAAGATTGCTGCGCCGTTTGTCGTCACGTTTATCTTCATTGGCTATGCAAGTCGTAATAAAAGGTGGGACAAAACTGAGACACATAAAGCCTCGCAATGGCTTGCAAGGCTTTACATGTTTTGATGTGGTGGGACGTGTGAGCGCAGTGTTGATGGGGTAATGCTTTGAATTAGAAGCGGATTCTTATAATTCGTAATGCGAAGGTCGTAGGTTCGACTCCTATTATCGGCACCATTTAAATCAATAAGTTACCTCACATTTAAGTAAACTACGTTCTCCTCTTGTGCCGTATTTGTGCCATTGCGACTTATAATCGCATCGATTTTGCTCGCGTGCTCGGTGAGATGCCCGGCTGAAAGGTGGGCGTATCTTTGAACCATTTCGAGAGTTTCCCATCCTCCCATCTCTTTAAGTGCAAGAAGAGAGACACCGGACTGAACCAGCCAGCTTGCCCAGGTATGCCTCAGATCATGGAAGCGGAAGTTGCTAATGCCTGCCCGCTTTAACGCTCCCTTCCATGCCTTGTTGCTGTCGGTTCTCATTTTCCTTACCGCTGCTGTTTTTGTTCCGTCGCTTCGGTAGGCAGGTTTGGTGTGGACAAATACCCATCTCTTATGGAGCCCCTGCTGTTTTCTTAATATCTGGCATGCGGTTTCGTTAAGAGGAACTCCAATCGCATTGCCAGCTTTTGTTTCATCAGGGTGCATCCATGCCATTTTCTTATCCAGATCGACCTGTGACCACTCAAGGTCTGTAACGTTGGAACGGCGAAGGCCTGTCGTGATTGCAAACATGACCACAGGGAAGAAGTGAGGAGCAATTTCTGCAAACAGGCGCTTCGATTCCTCCTCTGTAAGCCATCTGATTCGTCCATTCTTAACGCGTGGTGTTGATATTTTGGGCGCCCTGTCAAGCCATCCCCATTCAACAGCCATATTGAGAATAGCGCGAAGTATTGCCAGATGCCGCGTCTTCGTTCCTTTGCTTGCCAGCTTTGGTTTATACTCCGGCACTGGCTTGCCAAGCGTAAGCGACTCGTCAGAACCGTATTGATATTTACTGAGAGCTCAGATCAACTTTCCAGGGCAACAGATCGCGTACCCGGTTTGCCGGCCAGTCCTGGATATGTTCAATGACGTAACGCAGCCACTTTTCTGACTCCACATTGTTCAGACGGCATGTGCCGATCAGCGAGTACAACACCGCCGCATGTTCACCACCGCTGTCGGAACCCGCGAACATCCAGTTTTTCCGGCCTACGGCCACTCCCCGTAAGGCGTTCTCTGCGATGTTGTTGTCGATTTCCCCCCAGCCATTACTGCAGTACACGTTCAGTGCATCCCACTGTTTCAGCAGGTATGCGAACGCTTTTGCCGTATCTGAGTGACGCGACAGTGTTTTCATCTGTTGCTGTATCCAGTCATACAGTGACTGCATCAGTGGCGCGGCTCTGGCTTTTCTTGCCGCCAGACGCTGTTCTGCTGAACAGCCCCGGACCTCTGCCTCGATGGCATACAGTTCACCGATACGCTGCAGGGCTTCCGTGGTGATGTAGGTGGGCGCTCTTGCATGCACATCGTGGATTTTTCTCCGGACATGAGCCATACACGCGGCTTCCGTTATTCTGCCGGATTCGTATAAC